AACACAGGTACAATTTTTTCGGACTCAGGCAACATCACAGGTGGCAACATCTTGGGTGGCGCCAATGTCAATGCTACCACACACACAGGTACAACTGTTAGTGTGTCAGGCAACATCACAGGTGGCAACGTCAACTCTGGTAACATCACAATCACAGGCGACGAAATTAGCAGTCTAGGTACCACACTTACTATTGATCCAGCCACAAGTGGCAATGCTGGATTGGTTGTGATCAACGGCAACCTGCAGGTCAACGGCACAACAACTACCATTAACTCCAACGTGGTCAGCACCAACGACTTGACTGTAAACTATGCCAACAATGCAATCAACGCCGCAGCAGCCAACGGTGGTGGTATTGAAATTGGTCCAATTGGCAGTCCGTTTATCACTTGGTTGTACAACAACTCAGCCAATGTGTTCACATCAAGCGGCGGTATCAGTGCCATTGGCAACATCACTGGCGGCAACATCACATCTGTGGCAGCAATATCAGCTGTTTCAGTTAGCGCAAGTGGCAACATCACTGGTGGCAATTTGAATGCTGCTGGCCTGAGTTTATCAAGCAATGTTGTGTCAGCACTCAATGTGACAGGTACCATTGCTGGTGGCAATGTGACCACTCCTGGATTGATTTCGGCCACAGGCAACATCACTGGTGGTAACATATTAGGTGGAGCCAACGTCAATGCTACAACGCATACAGGTACCACAGTTAGTGTGTCAGGCAACATCACTGGTGGCAACTTGTCAGTGTCCACCGGCACCGTCACTGTGGGCAACATTGTGAATGCCAACGGCAATGGCGTGGGCAATATTGGATCATCTTCAGTTTACTTCAACACTGTGTTTGCCAAAGCCACATCAGCACAGTACGCTGACTTGGCAGAAAAATACACAGCTGACGCAGAATATGCATCAGGTACTGTGTTGAGCTTTGGCGGTGCTCAAGAAGTTACCATAACTTTAACAGACGCAGATCATCGTGTGGCAGGTGTTGTATCTACTGATCCTGCTTATATCATGAATGCAGGTTTACACAGCGAGCACGTGGCCACTGTGGCCTTGACTGGTCGTGTGCCATGTTCTGTCACAGGCCAAGTGCGCAAAGGCGACAGCATGGTATCGGCTGGCAACGGCGCGGCCAGAGCCGAAGCAAATCCTGTTGTGAGCACAGTGATTGGTAAATCACTTGAAGACTTTGACGGCGAGTCGGGCATGATTGAAATTGTGGTTGGACGAGTGTAATCACAACTGCCACAAAAAAACCCGCTTAGGCGGGTTTTTGTTTTTCCAACAGTGCAATCTTGTCTTGCACAGCTTCTATGTTTATGGTTGACCACAAACCAGGATGCATGGGGCGAGGCCATTGTCCCGGATCAATCCAGGCATATCCCAGGTGTTCGTGGTTCAACACCGGCACAAATTCATCAGTGACCACACACACCCAGGTGTTGTATTCAAATTGTCCATCGGCACTTGTGAATTTCTCCAAGGGAACCAGACGGGTATAGTCAGGAAAAAATCCCAGTTCTTCTATGCACTCACGTTCCATGGCACCCAACAAGGTTTCTCCAGTTTCTACCTTGCCGCCGGGCAGGCCCCAGGCACCGGGATGTCGATCATCGTTGCGCAACAAATAAAGATATCTGCCAGTGATGCCGCTACGAAACCAAACTCCCACTGCCTTCAAAGCACAATGCTCCAGGTTCCGCCATCATAAACACCTTGATAACTCTTGATCCACTGTGTTCCGGTCCACTCGTATTGTGTGCCTGTGTGTATGTTGGTTACATAATTCACAGTGGATTGATCGCTGGACACAAACACCACAAGCCAACGTGAGCCATTGAACTCAATGATGTCATTGGCCGATGCCACCAGTGATTGTCCACTAGTACCAACCCAGGCCGTGGGGTTGGAAGGATTGGCATGGTCACCGGTGCCCTCAGTCAACAAATATCGTTGTCCCAACAGCGCACTGTCTAAGCCGTCTCCAGGCCCACTCAACAGCGGATTGATAATGGCATCAATTGGGTCCAAGGAGTTCTGCGGGGCAGTGTCTGGATCCACATCAAAAATTACCAGTCGGTCATCATTGGGGTTGATCACAATGGTGCCCACAATCACAGATCCATCAGCTTGATCCAGACGTATTTGGCTGATACCCGGACGATACACGCCATAGGCACTGATCAATGCGGGCCATAACAAATTGCTGCCAGCCACAATTTGCGTGGGCACCAGTGTGTCCAGGCTGCCATCGGGCACTATGGTGGGTGCGTACAAACACTGTATTTGATTTTCAATCACAACCAGTTTGTAGTTCCAAGGAGTGACCAGCAGTCGTGTGCCCAACAACAAATCACTGTTGGTAATGGCATCATGCAAATCACCTTGAGCATCGTACATGGACGCAACCACACGTTCCACCACACCCAATTTCTTGACCTTGGCCGGCGGAGATATCCAAATTGGCATGCTGAATGTCAAGGTGGCAATGTCAATGGGATTTTCTGTGCCAATGGGCACAGTGCGACTTGACCACACAGTTCGGTCCAGGTACATCACGCTCAGACTGGTCCAGTCAATGTAGTTGTCTGTGCTCTGAATTTCCAAACTGGGATTGAACAAGGTCAAAATCTGTTCCAGTAACTGCAATTTCTGATTGGTGTTTGACGTCCATATGTCCACGTTCACAGTGAGTTTGAATGGCACAGGCATGAGTCGTTCGACTGTGAACGCATTGCCTTGTGTGGTTTCATAACTTTCACTCACGCTGTCATAGGTACGTTGCCGCACATTGACCTTGCTCACAAAGTATGGATCTTGTGTGCGGCTTTGTTCGTAGTCCAAGCCAGTGATGTAAAAAGTCATCAACGGCGTTGCTGGCAAACTGTTGCGACTGTTTTCTTGTATGATGGTTTGTGCATTACGACTGGCATCACCATAGCGTACAGGCACACGCAACAGTGCGGCATTGTTTACCCCGTCAGTTTCGTTGCCGTATTCAACTTGAAAACCTGAAAACACTCTGGTAATTTGCAACAAGAATCGGCGTATTTGAGCGTCATAAAAATATTGATTAATTTTAATTCTCCTTGGGAACGTAAACACGTTTACCGTCTATAGTCTTCCAAGTTTTACCCCGAGTACCACTACGTTCAAGTTGAATACGACTTAATTTTTCTTTTGCTTCTGCCGGCATGGCCCACATTCCTGAAATGCCTTTTCTTGGATGTGCTTTGCCCTTCATAGCGCCACCATCTCGGCGAGTCCATGTGTCAGTACCATTGGATCGTCTACGAGCATGAGCCCGTTTTTGAGACTCTTTCATTCTTTCTTTAGACTGTTCACTATGAGTTTTATTATTACCAGCTTCTCTAAGATTGTAAACTTCTGTAATTTTTCTATATTCATCTAACCAACGTTGCTCTTTAAGATTTAATTCTTCAAGCGTAGATGCTGAATCAATTACCTCCCAAACAAAATTTTCTACCCCGTACAATCTCATGCTATTATATAGATGATTGTTTTGACCGTTTCTAGTTCTAGCACAATGATCATACCAACGCATTTTAGGATTTTTTTGGATAGTCTGACCAATGTACATTTTGTTATTGATAATATTAGTAATTCTGTATATATGCATACGTTTATTTATGGCTTGCCATAAAAAAATTGTTGCATAATTTAACTGGACTTTTGTCCTGGTTGTGTGGGCGGGAATGGCGCAGGCGATTTACCACCATCTTGATTGCCGTTGTCTGCTTTGGGCCGCAGTATTTCACTGAGACTCTGGCGACTGGGAATGGCGCCTTGATCATTTGTGTTCACAGTGTATGTATTGTTCACAAAGGTACTGCGTAAAGTATTGTTGGTGACACCATTGTTGAGATTGGTGCGTACATTGTCCTCAATTTTGATCCATCTTGTGCCATCGTAACGGAACAGCCTGTTTGGCATATAATCCAATCGCAAAGCATAATCTCCGGCCACAGGGTTTGTTGGAAAATTCACACCTGGAGTGACTGGTAACCCATTTGGTGCTTGACCATCTCCGGTAAGGTAGCCCATGGTGTAGCCTTCACCACGTGGGGTCACATTCATGCCACCTTGTGTGCCATCCACAGTGTCGAGAGATTGATTGGTCAATGAATCAGGATTGGCAGGCTGTCCATCCAGCAGTGTGGGCACAATATAAAACTTGGTAACATCGTAGCCCGACAGCGGAACATCAACATCTGCTTGAATCAAAATAGCATCATTGATTTCGTAGTCTTTCTCACGTGTACCTTGAATATCGCTGATGGTGGCAGGAGTGTATGGTCTCCAAAATTCTGTGTTGGTGATATCTGTGTCAGCAGGAGTGTTTTTCTGTGCTTGATAATAAGTATCGCCATAGTTCACAACAGTGCCTGAAGGATAGAAATTGCCTGGATCCCAGATGTTTTCTGCCACAAATGGCTTGTTGGTAATTTGTGCAAATTCCTGTTGATCTTTCATGGGGGTGCATTTCACACGCCACAAGTGAGGCAACCAAGTTTGACTGAAGCCTTCACTGGCAAAGTCAGCATCTTGTATCACATAGTATCTGGGCAAGGCCCGGGGTATGGCCTGGTTCAATGGATGGTAATCTGTCAAGTTGGGAATCTCTATCACATCACCGTTCATGAGCTTACGACCAAACGTGTCAATCATGGTATTGTAGTGAAACGTCATGAATATGGTGTCGTTGTTCAAGAACAATCCAAACTGGGTCAAGTCAAAGTCCACATCCTGTGTGTTGTACACACCGCGCATGACATACACGTCAGGGTCATAAATTCTGTCACGGTTTTCCAACAACAGCAAGTCTTGAATGTTCAGCACATCCACATCTGAGTAGGTGGGTTGTGTGGCATCAAAGTTGCCAGAAAATGCCGAGTCCTCGCCGCCGGCTTGTGGTCCCATGTAACGATGGATGTAAATGTCAAGGCCACCAACAGTGTATTGTTCACGAATGGTGCGATCTAAAAATTGGTAATCTCGGGTCCGGTTAGGCCGGTACATGCTCAGGCGTGGAATTTGAATTCTCCTAAATAGTAATGTATTTATAGCAAAATTAGGCGGCTGCATTCGGTTGACCAATAATTCCCAAACTGCTATAATATGGCTTAACAACAAAGGAGTGAGTGATGAAAGCACACAATTTTGTAAGCAAATATGCCACCTCAAACGGCAGCAAAGCAATAGTCCCATATGACAAAATAAAAGCAACCGAAAAATGGGTGGAGTATGCACTAGACGTCAAAGACATGCAATCAGAGATGATGAGCACACAAGATTTTAAATTAAAATGGCAACTCATGGATGCACTGGAGATAGTCGAGCGTAAAAAAGCATACATGTATCGACACAAAAACTTCAACATTAATCGAGCACTGCATTTGTTTGATTTAGTAAAAGACTTGCCAAAACAAACTGCTTGACCAACAATTACCATTCTGCTATAATTACATATAATTTAAGGAGCCCTGATGAACGCAACACGAGCCACTGTCAAGCAATTGAACCCCCGCAGTCCTGATACCAAATACACAGGACTAGAACCTGCATGGCGTGTGCAACCTACAGATGACCGCACCAGTCAACTGAGTTCGGCGTTTTCATGGTACAATTACTTCTACGGCAAAAAAGACGCACGTGAAATGATTGTGGCTTATTTGGAAAGTCATGGACGCCGAGCAGATGTTCGTGCATTAAAAGGTGTGCCTGATTCGGCAGTTCGACTGACCACTGCATGGTTGTGCCGTATGAGCATGGTGGGACTGGAACTCACAGACACAGAGACAGTGCGATTGGAAGGCTATATCCAAGAAATATTAACTGCACGTGAACCTGAAGTGGTGGTTGTAGAATCCGCCCCTGTGGTGGCCAAGCCCAATATCCAAGACCGATTGCGTGAAAAGGTAAGCGAGTGTGCAGGCGAATTGGACGGCATGTTTGATGAGTTTGTCACAGCCGGCGCCAAAATGTCAGCAGACTACAAACCAATCACAGTTATCCGTGGACTAAATGTAGCACCTCAAATGATTTCAGACATTGCAAATATTTGGAAAGCCAAATTGTCAGAGTTTGAAACAGTGATTGAAGGCCGAGATGCACAACTGGTTGAGGGTTACAGCTACCTCAGCAAAATTCAAATGCGTAATCTTGTGAAGTTCTGCGAAGCGGTGATCAATGACTGCGGTGCCTATGTGCAGATCAAGAAAGTTGAACGCAAGCCACGCAAGGTCAAGGCAGTGCCACCTGAGAAACGTGCCGCAAAATTCAAAGTGCTCATGGACTTTGTTGAGCTTAAACTCAAAGGGTTGCCAGCCGCAAGCCTTGTGGACAAGGCAGAAGCCTGGTTGTATGACACTAAAAAACGCAAGCTGATTCACCTTGTGGCTGACAGTCACACACAGGCATTCACTGTGAAAAGCAACAGCATCATTGGGTTCAGCACCATTGAGACCATGCAGAAAACTGTGCGCAAGCCAGCAGATGTTGTTCGAGCAGTGCAAGCGGCAGGCAAGCCGGCAGCACGTAAGATCTACAAGGATCTAATCACAACAGAAACCCCGTTCAACGGACGTGGCACAGAGAATTTGATGGTGCTCAAAGCCTGGTAAATATCAGATGCTTGAAGATACCAGATACCTACTAGACAAGGTCGAATTTTACATCACAAATGTTTGCAACTTAAATTGTGATCAGTGCAACCGATTCAATGATTATAAATTTGCCGGATGGCAACGGTGGAGCGACTATGAGGCCATTCATCAACGCTGGGCTGAACTGGTTGACATCAAATTTCTGGTTATTCTTGGCGGCGAGCCGTTGCTGAACCCTTCTATAAATGAATGGATAACAGGACTAGCCAA